CAAATTCAATCCCAAACTAATATATAATGGCTGATGTAGTTAGAATAGATCCTACTAGTTTTGAACTTCAAACTTATAATGAAAAAGATTCTAGTTTAATATCCAGTTCGGATATTGAGTATAATTTAACAAGTTCAAGTTATATTGAATTTTACATATACGATTTAAATAAAAATATTTTATATGATAATTTAAATTATACTAACTATACTGTCTCAAGTGATCAAGATAATAACTTAGATGAAGGACTAACTCGATTTGTAATTTCACCTGAAGAAGATGTTGGAAAATCCGATGATCCTTTTGATTTTAGACAGCATACATTTTTAGCTGGTGGACTTGGTGGCGATATTATACCATTTGA